CTTGGGGAACTTTACAACGTGATCCGTACCGATTGGACGGCACAGAGGGATAAAATATCCCTGGTATGTGAAAGAAGGGTCCACAATGGCTAATACGGCATCAGTTGAGATCCAAATGAAAAAACTCCTGGATGAAGTTGACGAACAGGTTCAGAAGGCCATGGATGACGGGATGAAGCAGGTCGCAAAAGAGACGGTGACCAAACTGAAAGCAGACTCCCCTAAAGGGCCGGATGGATATGCAAATGGGTGGCGGACAAAGAAGATCGATAAAAACGGGGTGGTGGTCCATAATGCCACACATCCACGACTGACTCATCTTCTTGAAAACAGCCACGTTATAAGAAATGGCAATGGGACATATGGCCGTACCTCTCCGGGGCATGGTCAGATTGTCCATATCGCTCCCGTTGAGGAATGGGCAAGCGAGGAGCTTCCTCGCAGAATCATGGAGGGAATAGAATGAGCATTTATGAGACATTACAATCTACTGGTTTACCGTGCGCCTATTCCCATTTTAAAAAGAAACAGGTTCCACCCTATATCGTCTATATCGGGAATGGCCAAAACACTCTCCAGGCGGATAACACGCATTACTGGCGAGAGAACACATATCAGGTCGAATATTATTTTACTGAGAAAAATGAAGCGAACGAGGCCAGTATTGAGGAAGCTCTCCTCAATGCTGGTTTTATTTATGACAAATCTGAGGACATCTTCCTGGAAGATCAGGGAGTGTTCCTAATCTACTACTACATCTAGGAGGTAGAGAAGTATGCCCAACAAAGTAGAATTTGGTATTTCCAATCTCCATGTGGGAACTTATACCGAAAGTAACGGCACTGTTACTCTTGGCACTCCGTACCATCAGAAGGGTGCGGTAAATTTCGCTCCGGAACAGGACAGCGATAATAATACATTCTATGCTGACAACATGGCATATTGGAGTGAATACACAGAGGGCCCATTTGAGGGTGATTTAGAGGTAGCTCTTTTTGATGATGCTTTTAAGACACAGTTCTTAGGCTACAAAATGCTTACCAACGGTGGCCTTGCGAATGTTAAGAACCCTGAAAAGCCTAATGTTTACGTGGCATTCGAAATCGAAGGTGATGCAGAGAAAAGAAGGGCGATCTTTTATAACTGTTCTCTCGGAGCCATCACTAGAGAGTATGCCACTATCGAGGACACTAAAGAGCCGGCCACAGAGACGCTCCCAGTGTCATGTATTGGTGACAATGCGACAGGTGTCACCAAGGCCACATTTAAACCGGGTGATGCTGGATATGATACTCTGTTTACTCAGCCGACAGCTCCCGAAATTGCACCATAATAAAACGGGCGAGTCTTGTATTGGCTCGCCTTTATTTTTTTATCCCCAGGAGGAAACACATGATCAGAACACTAGATATAGGAAATAAAGAGGTCCGGCTATCGAATAACATCAGCTGGACGATGATTTATAGAGACCAATTTGGGCATGACATTGTATCTGCCCTTGCTCCGATGTTGGCTGCAGGTCTCGATGTGATATCCGGCTTTTTAGGAGATGTGGATACATCACAGCCGGTCAATGCAGCAGACATCATGAAGAATATTGACGGGGATGCCCTTTTGGATGCCCTGGCGCATCTCTCCGGGGTGGAATTTGTCGACCTGATCAATATTACCTGGGCAATGGCAAAAGCCGTGGACGATAGCCTTCCGGAACCCATGCGATGGGTGAAGGACTTTGATGAGTTCCCGGTAGATGTTATCGCTCCGGAAATCGCAAAGCTGGCATTTAAAGGAATGGTCAGCACAAAAAACTTAAGAAGGCTGATGGATCTGAAAAAGAATCTTCAGACGATTCGGCCGTTACCCTCGACACAATCATCCTCGCAGGAATCGAAAGAGGATTAAACATGGAGGATATGCGAAGGATGACAGTCGGGCAGGTAGTTGATTATGTTATCGCTTACAACGAGCGAAACAAGCCTTCTGAGGAAGAACAGAAGCCAAGGAGGCGCAAGGCTACCCAGGCCGACATTAATTCATTCTTCGGATAGGAGTGATTAACATGCCAGCAGGAAATGTTAAAGGCATTACGATTGAGTTCCGTGGAGAGACTACAAAGCTCAGTTCAGCCATTAGACAAATAGATAAAGAGACACGGGGACTGGATAAAGAACTTCGGAACATCAACACGGCTCTGAAGTTTAATCCTACCTCCATTGATCTGTGGAGACAGAAGCAGACAGTCCTCGGTGAAAAGATAAAGGAAAGCCAGGAAAAGCTGAAGCTGTTAAAGGCAGAACAGGCCCGGATGGATGCTGAAGGAGTGGACAAAAACTCCAAGGAATATCGGGAACTGCAAAGAGAGATCATCACGACAGAATCCAAGCTGAAGACATTCAAGGGACAGCTTAAAGAGGTCGGTAATGTAAAGCTCAGAGCAGTATCTGAACAGTTTAAGCAATTAGGGACCAACTTGACTAATGCAGGTCAGGCCATGGCTCCATTGTCTGCTGCCGGGGCAGCGGTTGCAGCATCCCTTGGTACCCTGGCTGTTAAGTCCGGAAAGGCTGCGGATGACTTGAACACTCTGTCAAAAGTGACCGGGGTTTCTACACAGCAGTTACAGATTTATAAGGCCGGTGCGGATCTCGTTGATGTTTCTGTAGAGACGATTGCGAAATCACAGCAGAAGCTCACTAAGAGCATGTCCAGTGCTTCCGGTGGAACGGGCAAACAGGCAGAGGCCTTTGAGAAGTTAGGGGTATCTGTTACGAATGCAGACGGAAGTCTGAAGTCCTCTGATCAGGTCTTTAATGAGGTCATTAAGGCCCTGGGAGGGGTCACCAATGAAACAGAGCGGAATGCTCTAGCCATGACCCTGATGGGTAAGTCAGCCATGGAGCTGAATCCACTCATTGAGGACGGTGGGAAGACATACGAACAGTTGGCCAAGACCATGGCTGAAAACAATCTGAAGTTTGTTGACCAGGAGACCCTGGACGGGGCGAACAGGTTCAATGATGCCCTGGACACCTTAAAAGCCACGGGATTGGCAACACTTCAGACATTAGGAACACAGTTAGCCAGTTATTTAGCACCGGCCATGGAGACGATCGCCGGAGCCTTGGAGAAGGTACTGGGATGGCTGAGCCAGTTAAGTCCGCAGACATTGACCATTATCGGAATAATTGCATCGGTGATCGCCGTGATCGCTCCATTGCTTTTGTTCCTTGGCAAGATTGCTTTTGCTATTAGTTCAATCACTGGATTGATGTCTACACTGGGACTATCCTTTGGAGCTATCGCCGGACCGATAGGGATTGCCATCGCTGCTATAGTGGCCATTATCGCCATTGGTGTCCTGTTGTATAAGAACTGGGACAAGATAAAGGCAGCTGCACAGGCATTGTGGGCAAAGATTACGACCACATTCAACAATATCAAAACAGCGATCTCCAATGCCCTTATGGCAGCCTTGACAATTGTGACAACCACATGGAACAACATCAAAGCAAGGATTACCCAAACTATACAGACCATTAAAACAACAGTAACAACTGCCTTCAACTCTATCGTGACCGCTGCCACCAACACTTGGAACAAAGTGAAAGATGCTATCACGAAACCGATTGAGAAGGCAAAAGAGACTGTGAAAAATGCAATAAACAGGATCAAAGAAATTGTGGGTGGTGTAAAGCTCCAGCTTCCGCATTTCAAGCTGCCTCACTTCCATCTCAGTGGTGGTCAGGCACCGTTCGGACTTGGTGGCAAGGGTTCACTGCCTCACTTCTCTGTTGATTGGTATGCAAAAGGTGGTATTTTTGATAACCCTACCATTATTGGTATCGGTGAGAAGGGGCCGGAGGCTGTTGTTCCGTTAGATAAATTATGGTCTAAGCTGGACAATATGGCAGGGTCTTCCGGAGCGCCAAGCATTGTGATCAATGTACAGGCATCACCGGGCATGGATACCAATGCACTGGCCCAGGAAGTACAGAGAAAGTTAATCAATACTGTAAACCGGAGGAGGTTAGCATGGCAGTAGAGTGGAGACATTTGATTTTTGGAGATGTGGATTCTGCTGATTATGGAATCTATATCTCTGGTGATGGAGTATATAATGCGCCGGAAAGAGATGTTGAATTTGTATCCGTCCCGGGAAGAAACGGCGATATTGCCATGGATCAGGGCAGATACAACAACATCACAGTGGCTTATCCGGCCGGAACATTTGCAAAGACACAGGAAGAGTTCCGGGAGAAACTTAGCGACTTCCGGAATGCTGTCCTCTCTCAGAAGGGTTATCAGAGGTTAGAAGACACCTACCACCCGGAAGAGTTCCGCATGGCTGTATATACTGCCGGTCTTGAGGTTGACCCCGTCAACTATAACCAGGCAGGTGAGTTTGAACTGACCTTTAACTGCAAACCTCAGAGATGGCTCACGGTCGGAGCACTTCCTATCCCGGTGGACTCCGGTGATGTTTTGCAGAATCCGACAGTATTCGATTCCAGTCCACTGTTAGAGGTGGAAGGATATGGCACTGTATCTTTTAACGGGTTTGACATCGAGCTGGATAACAGTCCGCTGGGAGTTGTGGACTTAATCACACGACATGGATATTCTGAAGGGCCGGGCATGTTCCAAATCGCTTATCATTTTGATCGCTCTTTGTTAAACACAGGCGATGGAATCTATGTCGGCCCTGCTGCATTTGCCAGTTCATGGGTGTCTAATGTTCAACCGTTGGTATATAGCAGTATAACATACCAAGTGGAAAGCGTTTCAACCATGTCACCATCTGTAAATATCGTTGATGGCGGAAGTGGTTTTCATGTAAATTTATATACTCCACATATATCTTTTAATGCTTTAGCTCCAGGAGCATCTGAGGTTGAAAAGATTGCATCTATAACGGTGACAGCGACTATCAGCAGTGACTTTGGTGGGGGAACTCATACAGCATATATCACGGCAAGAATTAAATGCGGATATGATTACATCGTTTATAAAATTGAAGTTGCCACATCGTCGAACATTTATAACCAGTACAACGGACTGACAGCATCGGGAACTCAGGGTAATTCAACTCTTCCTATTCTGGGAAACCCTACATATATTGATTGTGAGATAGGGGAAGCTTATCGGATTGAAGACGGGGAATACAAATCATGTAATGCCAGAGTGTCATTAGGAGCAGATCTGCCGGTTCTGGCTCCCGGATCTAACAAGATTACTTTTGATAACACGGTGACAGACTTAAAAATTGCTCCAAGGTGGTGGAAAGTATGATTCCTATTCTTTATGAGTCAAATGAGACAGGATTTACATCAAACGGCCTTGGGAGATTGCGTGACGCTATTTCAGTAGAGGTCACAGAGGAAAGAAATGGGATATATGAATGTATGTTTGAATATCCTATTACCGGACTTCATTATTCTGATATCCTCCTGGGCAGGATCATAGCGGTGGAGCATGATGAAACCGGTGATATTCAGCCTTTTGACATCTATGCATATTCCAAGCCTTTCAATGGAGTGGTAACATTTCACGCCAAGCATATATCTTACAGGCAAAGTGGAATAGTAGCAGCGTGTCAAATATATTTCAATGGTCAAATAGACCTCGGTTTTCTAAGAACATATGCAATCCCATCCAATCCTTTTACATATGGAAGTAATGTAGTCGGTACGGGTATATTGCCATGTGCTGACGGGACTCCAAAAACCGTCAAAGAGTACCTGGGCGGTGGTGAGGGGTCCATTCTTGAGACTTTTGGTGGGGAGTATGAGTTTAATAAATTTCATGTTCAACTGTGGGATAGACGAGGAGTAGACCGTGATATCACCATTCGTTATGGTGTTAATTT